TTTAGATTCTAAAATTATTTGTTTAGTTAAAGCTTCAAATAACTTACCTGATAAATGTATCCTTATTCTAGTATTATCGTTCATCTTGTTTAATTTTTTAATCATATTATATTAACTACCGAAAACTACTCCTGTTGGCTGTACATTAAATGTTAGCTGTATAAACTCTGCTGTTTTTGTTGGTTGTAGATAGATTGTACCTACTAACAAGTTTCTATCAATTACATCAGGAGTATTATTGGTATCATCCATCACTACTTGATAAGAATATAAACCTTGTCTCTGTTGTACAGAAGCTAAATAAGGATTAACTTGTGAAGTAAATTTATTCCTAGTAACTGTAGTGTTTTGTTCAAATACTAAAGTTTCAGCTATTTGGCCTATATAAGATTTAAGAGCAATCAACAATCTTCTTACATTTACTCTGTTAAGAGCAGATGCTTGAGAAGCTAAAGTCTTTTGACCGTAAACTACTACTCCTTGACCTGGGAATGTTGCTATAGGATTAACTTTTGCTGAATAAAGAGTATCTCTCATCGCTTGTGTTAATCTTCTTTCAGGTTGTAATACGGTAGGTAATCCACCTCTGTTCATACCTGCAGGTGCAAACCATTCAGCAGCTACAGTATCATTGTATTCATATACTCCCGGAATTACTGTAGAAGGAGGTACAAAATGTAATCTACCTGTATCAATAGAAAGTATTTGAACCCAAGGCCAATAAGTAGCTCCGTAAGAAGTATTATAAGAATTAGCTAGTGAACATACTGTTGACACTGCTTGACCGTATCCAACCAAATCCAATACTGCAATATTATCTCCTCTGTTTTGAGAATTAATTAATATAGTACTAAATTCAGAAGGTGAGTTTTGAGCTGTTAATCCTGGAGCATATATTGAATTGTAAATATAAGAGCTCTGATCATTCATTAAGTTTATGGCTAAATCATAATCAGTAGAAAGTACTCCTTGAATATTGTTTACACCGCTAGTAGCTGATACTGTTGGTATAGTTTCGTGTAAGTTCAATTGGAAGGTATTGTAGAAACCATATATGGGTCCTGTAGCACCGCCAAATGCACCATTTGATGATCCACTATTAAGTTGGGGTATAGATGCAGTATACGAAGGATTAGACACTAATCCCTGTTGGTTTAAATAGTTTGGAGTAGTATAGTTTACTGATTTTACTCTTACATAATTAGAAGAATTATTGTAGCTTCCTGTTAGTTGTAAATAGGCTTGACCAGTTTCATCTGTTACTACGTTACTAGCTTGATTACCTATTACGTATTCTATGTAATTATTTTGATTTGGATCTAAAGATAAGTTAGTCCAAGATTCTAATACGTTTTTACTATTTTGATAATCGTCCCCCCTTCTAATATTTAAAGAGAAAGTACCTGACCCTGTGTTTGCTGAAGTAATTTCCCACCTAACATTCAAAGCAGAACCTGATTGTAGTGCAGATGAACTAACATAAGAAGCAGAAAAATCATTATTCATCACAGTACCTACAGATAGAGTTTCTAAAGTGAAGGCACCTACTGTATCCCCGGGAACATTTGTAGTAATTAAAGAAGAAGTTGCAGGAGTGTAAGAACCGCTAGCTACCCTAGTAATTAACAAAGATTGACCTCCTTGTTGAAAATAGTTATAGGCCGCTTGAGAAGTTAAATACTCTCTAGTTACTCCACCAGAAATAAAAGTATTTCCAAATAAAGCTACATATTGTGAATATGAAGTTACTACAGTAGGAATATTTGGTTTTCCTAATACGGTTGGACCTATCAAAGCTGCTCCAACAGTTATTGGATTCTTTGTTATCTGTGATTGGTTGCTTTCCTGTAGGAATACTCCAGGACTTAAAATTGTTTCTGCCATTATGTTATTTAATTTCTAATAATAAATAGTTAGTATATTGTGTAAAACCTATTTATATATAATTAGATTTACTGTAAAGAAGTAATTTCTCCTGTTTCTACATTGATAGAACCATCTCCGTAAGTTGCACCTAATTCTTTTAAATATTCTTTTTGTTTTAGATTTAAAGATTTAATATCTTGTTTGATTGTTTCTAAATCTAAATCTATTAAAGTTTTTTGATAATTTAATTCTCCCAGATATGAAGCCAAATGAGTTGCTTCTGTTTTAAAACCTTGGAATTTCTGTAATTCTTCTTGACTTAATTTCATAAATTTTTACTTTTTGTGGGTTATTTTATTTTTTACTTGAGTTGTTTGTTTTTTAGAAGGTTTAGTGGGTTGTTCAATATGTTTTATTTCTGAAACAAAAATATTTTCATCTTTTACTATAATTTCTTCTATTTTTTTAATTTCTGTTTTAGCTTTAGCTTCTATTACCTGTATTTCAGGAGTTTTTGTTTCTTCTAATGTATTAGATTCATCTGAAGTACTTTTTTTATTTGCAATAAAAGATATCACTATGGATATTATTACTAAAATGGATATAATTAGGTAAATCATGTTATGTTATATAATATACTAATAAATAGTTAAAAATGCAAGATAAAAGTATATATATTTTTTATTTTTTTATTATGGTACTATAGTTATTGTACCACTTAAAGTTACTATACTATTATTAGAAGAAGGTGTTACTGTTACTGTTATAGCAGGAGTGCCTCCACCAGTTGTAGAAATACTACCGTTTGTAGCACTTATAGTATTAGAAGATAATGTTATATTAGTTCCTCCACTATTATTTTGTATTCTAATTACTAAAGTAGGAGCAGTACCAACACTAATTCCATTAACATTTATATTTGTTGTCCCTACGTTTCCTGTTGTAGGAGATGTAAAGTGTGGTGATCCTACAGCACTAGTATCTGTTATTTGTACTGTATGAGAAGTACTACTATTATTTTGAACTGTAAAACTTCCAGTATAATAATTATAATTAGAAGTAGTAGCATCAAAAGTAAAAGTAGTTCCGTTAAAAGAAGATGATATTATATTTGTTGTAGAAGAACCTGTAGAAGCAGATCCGGTAAATAAAAAAGTAATTGTAGAACCAGAAGAAGCATTATAAGTATAAATAAAATTATCATTTAATGTTCCTGATTTTATAAGTTTACCTGAGTTTCTTATATTTGCTGAATAAGTTGTGTAATAAGCTGAGTAGCTTACATAAGCAGAAGGTGCTATTCCTGACGCTGTTAAGTTGGTTGCTATTGCTGAAATATATTGATTAATTGATCCTATACCTACTTGAATAAAAGCAGCGTAGTTATATCCTAATGGAGCCTTACAATTATTATAAGCAGTATTTGCACTTGCTACGTAACTATGATTATATCCTTGCCATCTACTTTGACTAGTAGGTGTTATAAAATTAAGTGTACCATTAGATACAGAAAGACTACCAACATTTATATCAGTATAACCTAGTTCAGATGCTAGGTTAAGACTAAAAGGTGATTGAGTTGGTATATTCAACTCAGTTCTTATCATACTTTCTGATATAGGACCTGAAGATGGCAATGACATAACTTTATTTATTTAATAGTGATTTTAATTCATCAATTTGTTGTTGTTGATCTTTAATAGCTTCTATCAGTAATGAAACTATTTTATCATATTTAACAGCTTTATATCCGTTATCTCTTGTAGTAACAACTTCCGGTAATACTTTTTCTATTTCTTGTGCTATAACTCCTACATCATGTCCTTTATATGAATGATATTCTTCATTAGGAATCCAATCAAATTCAACACCTGATATTTGTTTTATTTTATCTATTGGATTTTTTATTGGAGTTACATTAGTTTTAAATCTATTATCTGAAGTATTATAAGCAATAACATCACTAATAGTTGATATAGTACCTATATTATTTATATAAAAAACAGTTGTACTACCACTTACTATATCAAAATAATTTGATGTTTGGGCTGTTAAAGCTTTTATACCAAAAGAAGCAGTATTTGCGTTATTATTAACTATTTCTACTAAGTGAGTTGGTATTGGGGTAGATGAGAAAGATGTTACGTTTGTGAATGTACTATAATTAGATAAAAATTGTAATCTACTAAATGGAGCATCAGTTCCATAAGTTCCTCCTAACATAGTAAGATAGTTAGTAGCAGAAGAACCAGAAAGAGTTTGAACTTGAAAATAAGAAGATGTTTGATTATCTGTCCATCCAGGATAATTAGCAGTTAATCTAAATTGAGATACACTTGGGCTACTACCTCCTGCTGCTCCTTGTAATATTAATCCAGTATTAGTATTACTTATACTTACATTAGGTCCATTTGGAGTATATATAGACAAAGATCCACTAAAGCTAGCATTAGTACCATTTAGTACTCCTGTAAAGTTACCGCTTCCACTTACGTCTAAATTATATTGTGGATTAGGTTGGTTTATACCAACATACCCTCCTGTTGAACCAGAGAATGGATTTCCTGTTGTAGTTCCATAAGAACCACTACCAAATATTAAACCACCTATATTAATACCATTATTATAATTTATAGGTAAAGTAATATTAGTACCAATTATAATATTATTATTGCCTATTGATCCTATAAGACTACCACTATTATATGCAACACGGTATCCTATTAAATTTGAATAGTTACTTGTTATTTGATATGCATTTTGAAATCCTAAAAAATTAGAATATTGTGAACTTGTTGAATATTGTCCTGTGGATCCTCCTATAAAATTAGAATAAGAAGATCCTATTGCTTGATTTCCTGCATTTGCTCCAATAAATACAGAAGTAGAGGCATTAGAAGCACTAAATCCTGAAGATATTCCTACAAATACTGAATTTGAAGTATTTGGAGCAAATCTACCAGCATAATATCCTATAAAATTAGAATAGTTAGAACTTGATGCTTGATATCCTGCAGCATATCCTATAAAATTAGACTGTTGTGAATTAGAAGCATTGTATCCAGCATTTTGTCCTATAAAATTAGAAGAATAAGAACTTGATGCTTGATATCCTGCAGCATATCCTATAAAATTAGAAAGATAAGAGCCTGATGATTGAGATCCTGCAACATATCCTATATAATTAGATTGATAAGAACCTGTAGATATATACCCTGCTTGATATCCTATAAAATTAGATAATTGGGATCCTATTACTAAATATCCCGCGCTTTGACCTATAAAATTAGACTGTTGTGAATTAGAAGCACTATATCCTGCTCCTTGACCTATAAAATTAGAAGAATAAGAACTTATAGCATATTCTCCAGCTTGAGCTCCTATAAAATTA